TGTTGACCGCGGGAACTCCAACGATCGCACGACTTGCCACTGCGTCCGGGATTGGCGTCCGCACAATCCAGCGCAGACTGCATGCGGAAGGAAATACGTTCTCAGACTTATTGGAATCGTTGCGCCTCGACCTCGCGACTGCTGGTCTTGCAGAGAGTGGGATTTCGGTTGGAGAGATAGCGATGCGCCTCGGCTATCGTCAACAATCGTCTTTCACGCGCGCGGTCCGTCGCTGGACCGGAATTCCGCCAACAGCAGTCTCACGACGCGCCCGGACGTGATGGGCGGTACGGGACCCAGACAACAGGATTTGTCATTTGGCGACAAAATCTACTCCGTAGTTCGAAGAACTCCACGGTTTGGCTTGCACCTGCTGCTCGGACGGCCGACCTAAAGAACAATAATCGTGTCTCGGTGCAAGGGTGAGTGGGCGTAGTGTTGTGCGAGTGCTGCTTGCGACGACAGACGAGTGGCACAAACTTGAAGGGCAAGAACATGAACATATTCAAAAATTCTCGCAGTTTCATGGCAGGCTTCGCCGGTTTTTTGGCTTGCACGGCAATTCCGGCCCTCGCGCAGGACGGCAAGTGGACCTATGACCTCTCGATGAACCTGTGGTTCAACGACACGACGGTTACGACCGATACGCCGCGCGGCGAGGTGGAGGCCGAACTCAGCTTCAGCGATGCGATCGAAGATCTGGACTTCGCCTTCATGGGGACGGCCGAGGCGCGCAACGGACCGTGGGGCATCATCGGAGACTTGCTTTACTTCAACCTGACGGCCGATGGCCCCACCCCGGATGGCCTGCTCTTTTCGGAAGTGGCTGCGGGAAGCCAGATTACGGTCCTGAGCGGGGTGGTCGCCTACCGCGTGCATGAAGACGCGAATGTCGCTGTCGATCTCGGTGCAGGCTTCCGTGCGTTCTGGACGGACATTGACACCACGTTCGTCGGTGCTGCTGCGCCGACCGAGACGTTCGGTCAGTCGAAGGACTGGGTCGATCCCATCGTCGCAGCGCGTGTCAGGGTCGCGTTCAACGATCAGTGGTTCGGCACGGCGATGGTTGATGTCGGCGGAACCGGCGACAGCGACACATGGCAGGCGCTTGCGACTGTCGGGTATCGGATGAACGAGAATTGGGCTTTCCAGGGCGGCTATCGCTACATGGAAGCCGAATGGGATACGGACCAAGGCCAGTCCTCGCTGGAGTTTTCGGGGCCGATCCTCGGGGTCAGCTACCGCTTCTGAGCGGTTTAGCGACTGGTGTTATGGGCCAAGGGGGTTGGCGGTGATGTTCATCGAACTGCGACGCAGGGTTCTTAATGCAGGGCGGACTGCGGTCTGCATTTTGTCCGGTCTCGCGGGCGCTGCCAATGCTCAGGACCAGCGGCCAAACATCCTGCTGATCGTGGCCGATGACGCAGGCTATGCCGACCTTGGCAGCTTCGGCGGCGAGATCGAGACACCGAACCTTGACGCCCTCGCCGCTGTTGGGGTCCGCTTCACCCAGTTCACGACCAGCGCGACCTGTTCCCCATCTCGATCTATGCTGCTCAGCGGCACTGACAACCACATTGATGGCCTCGGAAACATGGCCGAGTTCATGGCGCCCAATCAGTTAGGTAATCCGGGCTACGAGGGCTATCTGAATGACCGGGTCGCCCCCGTTGCAGCCCTGCTCAGAGATGCCGGTTATGACACCTTCATGGCCGGGAAATGGCACATGGGCGAGGAGCCGGAACACTGGCCCGCGGCGCGTGGTTTCCAGCGTGATCTGACGCTCATCCCGGGCGGAGGCAGCCATCTTGACGATATGTGGGGGGCTTTCGGCGAGCGGCAGCTCTACACCTATAACGGCGAGTCCATAAAGGCGCTGCGGCCCGGCTTCCATTCGAGCGTCGATTATACAGCAGCAATCATCGACAACATTGAAGAGCACCGGGGCGACGGAAAGCCGTTCTTCGCCTATCTGGCGCTACAGGCCCCGCACGACCCGTTCCAGCCTCCCGCCGACTGGCGCGATCGCTATCGCGGCCGTTACGACCACGGCTACGATGTGACCCGGGCCGAGCGGATCGAGCGCATGAAGAAGCTCGGAATACTTGATCCTGAGGCAACGACTTTTCCCCGCCTTCCGAACGTTCCCGCATGGGACGATCTGTCGGGCGAAGAGAAGCGAGAGTCGGCGCGGCGGATGGAGCTTTACGCGGCCATGCTCGGGCATATGGACGCGACCATCGGCGGGTTGATCGAATACCTCAAGACGATGGGCATCTACGAAGACACGCTGATCGTCTTCCTGTCGGACAACGGCCCTGAGGGCAATCTGATGCAGATGGGGCCGCCTTGGGACAACAGCCGGTTCGAGGATTGGGGAAAGGAAGGCACGTTCATCCAGTACGGGCCCGCTTGGGCGCAGGTTAGCGCCGGTCCGTTCCGGATGTTCAAGGGCTTCCTGTCCGAAGGCGGTATCCGAAGCCCGATGATCGTGGCAGGCAAGGGCGTGGAAGCGAGCGGCCGTATCTCGGACGCGCTGGCCCATATCATGGATGTTCCGGCGACAATTCTCGACGCGGCCGGGGTGCCCCATCCCGAGACATATGACGGCAAGCCGGTTTCGCCCCTTCAGGGCAAGTCGCTTGTCCCGGTGCTGCGCAACACGAGCGAGGCCGTGCGGACGCCAGCAGACTGGATTGGTTGGGAGCTGTTCGGGAATAGGGCCATCCGGAGGGGTGACTGGAAGCTGCTCTCACTTTGCAAGCCGTTCGGCAGCGGTGAATGGCAACTCTACGACCTGAAGTCAGACCCCGGCGAGACAAGGGATCTCGCGGTGGATCAACCGGAGATCACCGCGCAATTGATTGGGCACTGGGACGAATACGTTCAAGGCAACAACGTCATTCTGCCGGATACTTCACCGCTGTGCCGGGCACCAGGCTGACCACTACAAGGCCAGCGAGCCAGTAAACAGCAGCTCACTTGGGGAACGCCAGCCAATGAACCATATCGTCGTCTTCCTGATTGCTCTTGCCGCACTGCCGCAGACAGCAGCCGCCCAATCGGCCGAGGAGCTTGCCAAGAAGCTTTCTAATCCAATTTCGAGCCTCATCAGCGTACCGTTTCAGGGCAACTACGACGAGGGGTTCGGTGATGGCGACGGCCAGCAAAGCTACATCAATATTCAGCCCGTCATCCCGATCTCGATTAGCGAAAATTGGAACCTTATCTCGCGCACCATCGTGCCAGTTGTGAACCAGGATGATTTCACCGATGATTTCGGATCGAAGACCGGCCTCGGCAACATCACGCAAAGTTTCTTCTTCTCGCCCAAGGAACCGACGAAGAACGGGCTGATATGGGGCGTGGGTCCTGTTCTGCAGATCCCGACCGCGACAGATGGCATTGCACCGAACCAATGGGGCGCGGGCATCACCGGGGTTGCCCTGAAGCAGGCAAATGGATGGACAGTGGGCATGCTCGCCAACCATGTCTGGTCTATCGGCAAGAGCGACCAATACGGCGACTCGTCGAATACCTTCCTTCAGCCCTTCCTTAGCTATACGACAAAAAAGGCGACCTCCTTCACGCTCAACACCGAGTCGTCCTACAACTGGGAATCAGAGGAATGGTCGGTACCGATCAACCTGATGGTGGCGCAGATCGTCAAGATAGGCGGCAAGCCCGTGTCACTGCAGGGCGGCGTTCGCTACTGGGCCGACAGCCCGGAGGCAGGTCCGGATGGCTGGGGCGCACGACTCGCCGTCACCTACCTCTTTCCGAAAAAGGGGTGATTACTGACTTATGCGATGCGGGCGGCGGTGAGCCAATTGGCGAACGTTGGCTCAACTTGCGCATTCGCGACCTGTATCAGGGCGAAGCAATGAACCCGAACGCCATCCTCGCCGCTCCGACACCCCGGCGAGACAAGGGATCTGGCGGTGGATCAACCGGACCTTATCGCCCTATTGATCGGGCACTGGGACGAATACGTTCAAGCCAATAACGTCATTCTGCCGGGTACTTCACTGCTGTGCCCGACACCGAAGTGACCAAGAAACAGAATTGGTGCGGCCACCATTCCCTTCGACTTCGCCAGTGACCGCTGAGGGTCGGTCAAGGTCGGCTCACTAGCTTCTTGTCCACGAAACAGCCGAGTAGGTTAACAGGATAAACCAGCCTCGTGTTACCAAAACAGGCACTGACGCAGATATCGGGCAGCTTGCCAAAAACGATACTTGTGAACTGAAATGTCGAGCATTGACGCATGGCGAAGAAGCGGCTCCTCTGGCCGCCATTTTGTTTCTGCAGGTGCAATGCAGCACCGCCAGCAGTCTGTTTTTCCACTCTTCGTTGCCGCCAAAGAACACCCGAGCCAGTTGCCTCTCTTGGGATCCGTGGTCGCTCTCCTGTCCTCAAGCCCGCCGCCCCCTCTTGTCCGCGACCGACCAGACCACTGACCCGATGGTCAGCAAAGCGCCGATGACCGGCTCCACATCCGACGCCTCGATGTAGCCCTTGGCGACCAGCGCAGTGCCCGCGACAGTCAGGACCTGGCGGATGAGCGCGAGGATGGCAGGTTTCAACATGGTGCTCTCCTGTTCAGGTTTCATTGGTGGTGGTGAGGACGTCGCCCGGCTTCATCGCCGGCAGGCGTTGCAATCGGGGCGGAACGGTCGCGGGCCAGCGCGCGCCGAGGAGGCGCGACTTGGCGATGCGGGCGATTGTGATGGCATCGGACTGGTTGCCGCCGAGGACGTGGAAATGCGTGTCGTCCTGGCCGATGGCGAAGCCGACGTGACCGCCGGAGCCGCGTTCGAAGACGAGGACCGCGCCCGTGACGGGTCTCATTGGCTGGCCGAAGAGCATCCAGTTGCGCGCCCAGTAGGGATTGCTGCCGAGCGCGCCGAGCAACGGCTCGTCGGGCAGGGCGATGCGGATGCAGGTCTCGACGAAGTCGCCGCACCAGGGGTTTTTCGAGGGATCGCCGAGGCTGCGGCCATCGCGCTTCAGCCAGTCCATCAGCCAGGAGCGGTCGCGCGCCTCATGGCGGCCAAGGGCCGACTTCGCTTCGGTGATCCAGGGCAAGGCTCCGGGAGGTGCCGTCGACGCCGCGCGGCCGTTGGCAGCCAGCAGCGCCTTCATCGCCCGGGCGGTGCGCAGGCCCCAGTGCCCGTCGATGGCGCCGGGCGCATGCCCCAGCCTGTCCAACCCGCTCTGGATCAGGCGGATGGGTTCGCGGGTGTCAGGGGTCATAGGGGAGTCTCCTTTCGCCCGGTGTCGGGCACAAAAAAACCCGCCATGGAGAGCGGGTTCGGATGGCGGATGGGGGGCACGACTACGGCCCGGTGCCAAAGATCTTCAGCTTCAGCGCGATGCCGGCGAGCAGCGCAAGGATGACCCCGGTGGTGATCAGATGGACCGTCGTCTGCACCGCTGTCCGGCGCACGAAGCGGATGCAGTCGAGGAGCGCGCGCAGATCGCGGATGTCGAGGGCGGCCTCCTTGCCGTCAAGGCCCGCGTCGGCCAGTGCGCGCTTTGCTCCTTCCTCGGCCGCGCGCGCCAGCAGCTCCTCGAACTCGGCATCCGGCATGCGAACATGGTCTTCTCCGGAACGGCGCGGGGTCATGCCGAGAGGATCCCGACTTCGCCGGGCAGCGTCACGGAAGTCCAGGCGCTGTTGTCGGCGGGGTTCAGCGCCCAGCTCGAATAAACCGCCTTGGGCGCAAGGGTCGGCAGGGCGATCGAGGGTGCATCGTGATTGACCCCGCCGATGCGCAGAAAGCCCGCCGTGGCTTGCGGTCCATCCGTGCCGCCTTGCGCGATCTGCTTCACATGCACCCCAGCGATGGCCGAGACGGCGGCGGGGCCGGTGGGACCCGCCAACGAAAACGAGAGCCTTTGCCCGGCACCACTGCTGGTTACGCGCGAAGCGATGTCTTCATCCCTCAGCGCATCGATGCCACCCGCCATCTGGTTGAAGGCGGCGATGGCATTCGGAGTGCGGCGCACAAAACGCCGCCCGATCGTGGAGACGCCATCAAGAATTGCCATGTGAGCATAATACCAGGTGCGCACTGCATAGGAGGCATGAAGGTTGGTGTTGGCAAAGACGACCTGAACCGGCTTGCCCTTGCCGCCTGCATTGGCCGCCGTCGCAGTGGATTGCAGCACACCGTCGACGTAAAATTCCACCGTAATGGTCGCGCCCACTGCCACGCGGACATCGATCCACTGCGGCTGACCATTCGAGGCGGTGTAGCTGGAGTTGCCCTGAACGGTCGTGTCTCCGATGGCGATGGCGTGGTATCGGCTCGTGGTGGTCTGCGGCTTCACCTGCGCGATGCGGGTCATCGCGGCGTCGTAGAACTCCAGGAAGCTCGCCGTGGTCTCAGCGATAAACTGGGCATCGCCGTTCGGAGGCACGTACCGGAATCCAAGCCACAGGTCGCCTTGCGGGGCACCGTGGCCGATCGCAAAGGGAGAGGTGAAGGGGCGCCCTCCGATCAATCGGATCGCGTTGATATCTAGAAGCGGGTCGAAGCCCCCGGCTGCATTGCTGATCAAGCCCAGAATGCCCGAGATGTCGCTGCTCTGGTGGCCGAGGTGAAGAATGGTCATGGGAGCTCCAGTTCGATGAAGAATTCGGCTTGCGAGGTGGTGCACCCACGCGCGCCACCCAGATCGAGGAACACATCGGCTTCCGCGTGGCTCAAATGGCGCCCGCCGCCGCGGTCGATCCACACTGCCGCCTCGCCGATGCTCAAGGGCCGATCCCAGCCGATCTCGAGGAAAGCCGCGGCGTCGAAAACCGAGAGGGCGGGTTCGTCATAGCCCAGCGCCCTCACCCCCGGAGGCAGGGGATAGCTGAACTGCGAGGGGAGCGAGCGCAGCGTGCCGCCATCGCCCGGGTTGCGCCCCTGGACCTGCGGGTAGAAGGCGGGGCTCGCGGCCGTGGTCCAGGTGGCAGGTCCGCTGACCGGATCATCGCGCCAGACGCCGTTCTTGCCGATCCAGAGGCGGGCGGTGGCGGGATCGAGAACGAACATCAGCACGTCACCCGCGCCATGGGTCGGAAGACCGGTCAGCTGCTGGAAAGCGGTCGCGGTGGTCGAGGACCAGAGCGCGCCGTTGCCACGCCAGCCGATCGAGCCCAGTGTGTTGGGGTTGAGACCGGCGTTGAACTCCTCGCGCTGCGCGGCCGAGACGACGCCCATGTAACCGTCAAACGTTGCCGCCCCGCCAGAAGCGCAGAGCACTTCCCAGTATCGGCGCCCTTCCGAGGGCAGGAGCGCCTTCGCGGTCGGCACCCAACGCAGATAGTTGGCGCCGCCCGAGGTGTTGATCGCGGTCTGGTTGCCGTTGGAGAGCGTGTAGCCAGAGGGACGGCGGCTGGTATCCAGCTGCCAGATCGTGCCGATATCGACCGGGGGTGCAGCATCCCCGCCCTGGGCGAGGAGCGCGCCGCGCATCATCAGAAGGCTCATGCAACGGCCCCCGCCAGCGCGCCCTGAATGATCCAGGCATCGGCCCCGCGCTTCACAAGCGCGGCCCCGGACCATTGGCCGTCGAGGGCCACGGAACCGCCCACCACCCCGTTCAGCGACACCCCGGCGGTCGCAGCCACGGTCGCGACTCCGGCGCCGACTTGCGTGACGTTGACCAGCGTGCCGATCTCACAGGGAACGGCGGCCTCTGTGGGGATGGTGACCGTGACGGCCGAAGATCCGGTCGTTTCGAGGATGCCGCCAAGATCGACGGCTTCCAGCGTGTGCGTTGTCACTGTCAGCGTTCGGATGCGCACGACACCCGGGCGCGGCAACTCGATCCAGGCGCCGCCGGTAAAGCGGACGTGCCGTGCCTCGTCGGCGATCCAGACCTGCCAGCCTTCCTGCGGGGTGAGAAAGACCCACACCGTGGTTCCGCCCGGCGCCTGATCCCAGAGGGCGAGGGCATTGTGATTGGCTCCTGCCGCTGCGGGCACGATCAGGATCTGGCCAGGGCTGCCGGTCGCGGGCAACGGAGTGGTGCGGGATGCTGCGCGTGGCTGCACGAGAGCCGAGAGGCGGCGCAGGTCTTCGCTGAGGCTAGTGCCCCAGTTGCGCTGTCCGGGATCGTAGAAGGCGCGCAGCCCCAGTCCCGGCATGATCCGTTCCGGCATGCTCGTCCTCGTTGGTTATGGTCTTGATGGTGGAAGGATGCACGGGATCATGTGCCCCAGAGGAATCCCCAGCCGCGATCCCACCCGGCGGCGAAGGGCGCGGTCAGCCGAAACCACCGCGCCTCGCGGTCCGTGACCCAGCTGCCCTCGACCAGGCGCCGCGCCCGAACCGCGAGTTCGATCTCGGACGTCCGATCCGGGGCACCCAGTTCGGGGATGGCGTCCGGTATCAAGTTCCAGCTGGTGGTTGTGCCGGCATCGATGACGAGGCCCGCGGGCAGGAGGGCCGTTCCGGTATCGGGGTCCACCCAGCGCACTTCGATGATGTAGCTCACGCCCGGCTCCGGCCCGATCGAAGCGCCGGTGTGATCGACGATCACCGGGCTCGTCTGGGTCAGCCGGTCGCGATGGGTCCAGGCGAGGGCAAGGCTGCCAGTGACCAGTGCGTCGACAGCGGGCGCGTAGCTGCCATTGCCCTGCACCCGGCCGGGCGGCAGGGGCCGGATCGCGCGGCGGTCAAGCGTGACGTTGTCTTCGGGCGCAAGCGCGAAGGCCAGCGTGCCCGATCCGGTCTCGGGCAGGAACCGCACCGACAGCGTCTCGCCCGCGGCGTACTGTCCCTCGCTGATCCTTGCCCCCTCGTCAAAGAAGATCACGGGCGTGCCGGCCGCATGGGCGCGGGGAACGCTGTCAAGACAGCCGCGCCCGACGGTGATCGCGTCTTCGGAGATGCCATCGATCCGGACCAGCTCGCCTCCGAAGTACGCCAGCGTGCCAATGTCGATCTCGCCAATATCGCGCCAGCCAGAGATAGGAAGGACGCGGTCATCCGGGTGACCGGTCACATCCGCAGCCAGCAGCGCCGTGGGGGCGAAGGCCACCAGCCCCTCCTGCGCCGGGCCGGTGCCGGGGTCGATCCAGAGCTGGGCGGCCAGCGCATCGGCACTGGGTCGTTCACCGCTGGCGACCAGCGTCCCGGCATCCGGGTCATCTGCCAGAACGCGATCCGCCTCGGCATGGCCCAGCTCGCGGACAAGCAGCCAGTAGGGCGCCTCGGCTGCCATCCGCCGGGTGAGGGCGCGTGGCGGCTGGGTGACTGTCCCACCCGAGGGCCTGCGCCCGCCTGCGATGGCCGTAGCGCCCAGCGCAAAGACATCCTCGACGAGCTTGAGGCGGATGCCGTTGTCTCGCCCGTCGCCCTGGCCAATCTCGGAGAGGCGCATGACCACGTCCTCGAGGCCGAGACGGGCGGAGCGCAGGCGGATCACGTCCCCGGGGCCGAGGCTCGCGCCTTCGCGGTTCACCACGATCTCACCGGTCAGCAGGGGGGCGGAGAGGGCGCGGAGGTCGCGCTCCGCCACCCGCACCGCGAGGCCCTGATAGCGGATGCCGGGATAATCGAGCGTTGTGGCGAGCACCTCACCCATGGCCTGGACGCGGGCGGTGTCGGTCACGCTGACGGCGCCCGTATCGTCGGTCCAGGCATCCGTGAAGCGCACGGTCACCGAGTTCACCAGATCGCCGGGCGCGCGTCTCCCGAGACGACCCCAGTCGACGACATTGGTCTCGTCGAAGAGCGGCAGCGTGGATGGGACGTAGTCCGCGCGGATCAGCTTCAGCTCCCAGAGCCCGGTGCGGCGGTCGATGAAGAGCGTGGCGTCGATGTGATCGAGCACGCTGCCGATGAACTCCTCGATGGAGCTGTCCTGCTGCCAGATCAGCGAGAGCCCGAAGCCTTCGGTGTAGAGGGCGCCGGCCGCAGCCGAGAAGCTGGGACCGATCTCGGCACCGGAATAGCCGAGACCCCAGTCGCGGTTGGTCAGGCATTCGCGGATGATATGGGCCGGGTTCATGTCCGGGCCGTTTCCGAAGGCCCCGCGGAGCGAGGCGACCAGCGCCTGGCTGTTGCCGGGCGGAATGACCGGCACGCCATCGACCGGCGTGTTGTCGATCCGCGCCGTGGCACTGGTGTCCGCCAGAGCGATGTTGAAGCCGAAGATGTCAGACGGCGGCAGCGCGCGAATGAGGCCCAGCGCCGCGTCGACGGATGACGCAGGAGACGGCTCGCCATCGGTCAAGAAGATCACGATCCGGCGCTTTGACCCGCCACCCCCGAAGAAGGCTCCGGCCTGCGCGAAGGCCGCATCGAAGCTTGTGCCGCCGGAGGTCGCGTTGGAAAGAGCCAGCATCCAGGCCTCGAGGGCGGCATAGTCTGCGGGCCCCATGTTCCGCCGCTCGATTGCGCCGACAACCCCGGCGCTCCAGAGCACGATGCGGATGTCGTTCGGCCGGTCGGGATCGACGCTGGCGGCGATCTCTCGCAGGAGCGCCGCAACGCCTGCCTTCTGCGCGGCCATCCGGGATCCGGACATCGAGCCCGAGACGTCGAGCGCGATGAAGATCGCCGCATCCGAGATGTTGGCCTCGGGGACGATGGCCGCCTTCTCGGGATACCATTGCAGGACCCCGGCCTCTCCCGTGAGTACGCGCGTTACGCGCACGGCCCAAGGCTTCAGGTAGGGGTTGTTCCCGAGATAGACCTGCCGCAGCACGAGACTGCAGAGCCCGCGCCAGGCGGGCACAGCCCCGCCCATGCGCGCAGCAAGATAGTCGTTCGCGCCCTGAGCAGGCCCGCCCATGAGCACATCGACATCGCCGCGAATGCCGCCCTCGCGGCTCTCGCCCCCGAAGAGGTCGGGCTTGTCGATCCGGATGCGCCCACCGCCCGCGCCTGCACTGCTCGCGGCCAACGTGGCCTCGAAGACCGTGACGGTCTGTGCGGCGAAGCTCAGCGCCTCGGGCAGCACGGTCCAGCGGGTCCTGCCCGTGACCGCATCGAAGGCCACGCCGCGCAGGGTCACGGTCTGGTCCGTGCCATTGGCGAGACGCAGGCGATAGTCCCGCCCGATGCGGATGCCGGCCAGCGTGCCGGGAAATGTGAGGCTTGCGCCGAGATCTCCGGCCAGCGCGGGTGATGCCGTCATGCCGGCGACAGCGCCGACCCGCACCTCGATCGCCGCACCGCCGCCACCGGTGCCGCTGCCGGTCAGGACCGACCAGGCCGTGCGGCGGTCGACGAGGATCTCGCGGATGGCATCGATCGGCCCATGGCAGAGTGCGAGATGCATGCCCAGCGCGTAACGATAGCCGACGGTCTGCTCCTTGCTACCGCCGCTCATGCAATGCCTCCGTCTCCCTATCTGCCTGCGCCCGTTCCTCGGCCTTGGCGATCACCGGCTCGACCAGGGCGTCACCAGTCGCCCGCAGCGTCTCGGCAGGGAGGCCGTGATCGAGGAAGGCCTGCCAGTCGAGCCCGTGTCGGCGGAACCAGGGCCGCACGCCGGGCAGGCAGTACCGGGCGGCTCGGATGTCCTGGACGGTGACGTGGGTCGTGCCGGTGGGTGTCTCGTCGCTCACTTCTTGCCGCCTTTCTTGCGGATCGGATCGACCCGGAGATCGCCGGCCCAGACCACGTTCGCCCCGGTGATCAGCATGGTGCCGAAGACAACCGGGATCGGCCGACCCTCCTCGGCGGTGGGGATCGAGAAGTCGTCAAGCCCGGCGGCTTGCGGCTTCTCGGTCTTTGGGCGAGGGCTCAGCGCATAGGAGATGGCCGAGAGCAGCAGCCCGACCACGAGCCGCGCGATGAAGGTCCAGACCATGGGGAGATGCCGTATGTGGTTTGGGGCGGCGGGACCGCGTCAGACGATGGAACCGCCGCCGAAGGGGTTGCGGCCGGGAATGGCGGGAAAGCCGCCGAAGTTCAGAAGGTTGCCGAACTTCGCGGCACAGGTCTCGTCGCGGAGATCGCAGCCGGGGGCGATGTCGACGGTGACGGGCAATTGCGTGCCGGTGACAGGGTCGAGAGCGGGGCTGGCCAGCGCGGTGGCGAGCTCCAGGATCGGGCGCGACAGGGTCAGCGTCGCACCGACATGCCCGATGATGAAACCGAGATGAACTCCGAAGCGCAGCACGCCGCCGCGATACCAGCCCTCGGGCGACCCTGCTGCCCCCGGCAGGGTGACACTTGCGCCGGAGACAGCCGAGACGGTCACCGTTGCGAGATGCTGCGCGATATCAAGTCCGCAGCCGCGCCCATAGAGTGCGTGGCGGCAGAGACGCTGGTACTTCGCCCGGACGCCGGCGCGGCGCAGGGTGCTGAAGACGGACTCGCAGTTCAAGAGGATCCGCGCGCCCTCGACCTCCGCGCCGACCACGCGGCCCTTCCAGTGCGCGACGGTCTCGCCCAAGACCTGTTCATGGCCGCGGAAGATCGTGAGCGTCACGGGCGTGTTGCCCGAGGGCGCGAGGAACCGGCGCGCAAAGGTGTGCGACAGCGGAAACGTGATCTCCAGCCGCCCGCGTTCGATCTCGCTCGTCTGGACGACATCGCCATGGGAGATCGCCGCGGCCTCCCAGACGAGATCGCCGCCGCCGCTCGCCGGGCTGGTCCAGTCCGTGGCCCGGCTGGTGAAGCGCCAGACCAGGTCGCCCTCGACAAACTGGTAGAGGTAGTAGGGTCGGCCCTCGGCGGCGGAGGATTCGATTGTGGCGTAAGTCATGATGGGTGCTGGTTCGGCCAGTGGGCGTGGGCGGGCGATTGAGCATCTGCAGACACAACGGGGCATCCTGAGGGGTGATCCGCAGACTGGCTGGTGAGCTCACGACGACCGCCGATACCGGTTCAAACAAGGTGTTGCTGGGGTGGGGCGAGCTGCGGTGCGATCAGGTCTTGGCCAATCGCGTAGTTGTGCAAAGGTCGACGCTCGGGGCGGAAAGCCGCCACTCATCGCCCGAGAGGAAAAGCGGAGCTTGCTTTTGGGAGCTGCAGCTCAAGAGAAGCCATCCGAACTTGCTTCCCCTTGAAGCCCGTCCGGAATGCGCAATCCCATTGCTGCTGCAGCGGTCGTATTCACCCGAAGTCGCATTGTCGCTGCGGTCTCGATGGGAATGTCTTCTGGCCGGATTCCCGCAAGAACCTTGATAGCCTGCCTCGCCATGACGCGCGTCGCATCGGCGAGGCTGGTCCCATAAGCCAAGGGAGGCTCAAATCTCGCCAGATCGTATCCGAACATCGAAGGAAGCTGCACCCTCTCTAAACCAGTGAGTATTTCTTTCCCAAACGAACTCGTTCGCGGCACTTCAAGAACCAGAACAGCTTGCGCTCCGCCATTCCGGAATCCGTCTATCGCTGGAGTTATGTCGTCGCGACCGGCGATCTTGACCGTGATCGGATACAGGCCTCGGCTTGTTGCCGCCTCGCTGGCTTGCTCTGCCAAACCCGGCGGGACCCCCGCATCGCCGAGTATCCCCAACCGCTCAAGACCCGGAATGACCTGTTGCCACAATTCCACCTGCCGACAAGGCTGGTTTTGGTCATAGCTTGTCGCACCCGTAGTCAAGCTGCCCGTCCGCGGCCCTGCCGACACCAAACCCGCTTTGACGGGATCCAGCACGACCGAAAAAAGCAAAGGCAAACGATCGGCATGACGGCAAGCTGCGAAAAAAGCTACCGCTCCCACCACACAAAGCGCATCGACTCCCGTGGCGACCAACTCGTCCGCGAGTTTCGGCAGCCTGTCCTGATCGCCTTCTCCGAAACGATCTTCTATCCGCAAGTGGTCGCCTTGACGAAAACCGTGCTTCGCAAGTTCATCGTGGAACGCCCTATGGCTCGGATAGCTTCTGTCCCCTGCCATCAGGAACCCGATCGATTTGGGCCTCATCAACAACTCCCTCCATTTGAACAGCACAGCAAGTAAAGCCAGCATCACCATTAACGAACTT